TTCAGAAATAAGCCTAAATCTCGTGTATGTAAAACTCCACTCCAAAAGGAGTTTCTCGAACACTATGGTGTCGAGGTTGGGTATGACAAACCCGCTATGCGCGGCTGGGAGCCGTGGAGCAAAAATGTCGTTGAGATGGTGAAGCCGTGCTATACGTACAACAGAACCATTCTTAAACAAGCAGCCGATGGTTTCTTTCGAGATATCATTCGTGATTTACCAGCTGATTGGAAACAACAGTTGGTAGTGTTGTCGGATCGAGCTGCTGTGAATGGAATCCCTGGTGTTATGTACATCGATGGAATGAACTTCAACTCTTCTATGGGTTTTCCCTGGAATAGTTCGAAGCGTGGATACATTCATCCCGATCCTGATGAGAAACGACCCGATGCCGTGGACTTTGATGAGGAGTTCTGGGAGCGGGTACGCGACATTGAAGACAAGTACGCCCAAGGTGGACGTGCTTTTCCAGTCTTTATGGGGCACTTGAAAGATGAGGCAACTCCTCTTAAGAAGTGTCAGATTAAGAAGACTCGTGTCTTCACCGGTGCTCCGAGTGATTGGAGTGTCGTTGTACGGAAAAACCTTTTGAGTTTTATCCGTCTCTTGCAGAAGAACAAGCAGGTGTTTGAAGCAGGCCCAGGCTTGGTCTGCCAATCCACTGAATGGACAGAAATGTACCATTATCTTGTTCATTTTGGCAAGAACCGCATTGTTGCCGGAGATTACGGCAAATTTGACAAGCACATGACGAGTGATTTTATCCTCGAAGCGTACAAACTCATTGCGAGATTGTATAAGGAAGCTGGACATTCGGAAGAAGTCCTGCGAACCATTATGGGGATTGGTACTGATACTGCCTTTCCTTTGTGTAACATCAATGCGGATTTGATTGAGTTCTTTGGAACCAATCCATCTGGACATCCCCTCACGGTGATTGTCAATTCCATCGTCAATGCACTGTATATGCGTTATGTGTATATTCAGTTGAGTCCCAATCATGAGTGTTTGAGTTTCAAGCAACACGTGCATTTGATGACGTATGGTGATGATAACATCATGGGTGTTTCAAAACAAGCCCCGTGGTTTAACCACACTGCCATTCAGGCAGCCCTTACCAAGATTGGTGTTGAATACACCATGGCTGACAAGGAAGCGGAGACTGTGCCTTTCATCTCAATTGATGATTGCCAGTTTCTGAAGCGCACGTGGCGCTTCGAGAAGGAGCTGAACGCTTATCTCTGTCCGTTGGATGAACAATCC